AAGGCTATGATAAATTAAATTCTGTACAACAAGAAATATTTGAAAACCCTGATAAGTATCCTTACGCCTCTAACATATCTCAAGTAAAAACAGTTAATAATTCTAGAGAACTAGCATTAGAAGCTGATAGAGATGCTCTAGGTTTGGAGTTAGATGCTTTAATAGCGGAGAGAGAATTTAGATATAACAACCCAACAGTGGATTTAAGATCGGCTAAAGACTACATAGATTATCAAGTAAGTAGACCTTCTTATGAAACTACACAACCTATTGATGTTAAACAAAAATTTCAAAGTGCTGCTGAAGGGTACCTTGACCCTAAAGCTAGAGAAGAAGCGTTAAAAAAATTAGAAGAATTAAACGTGATGCGAACTGTAGAAGAACTACAGCCACAAGATTCCTTGTCCACGGACGATGGTACACAAGTCACTGCTTATAATAATCCAGGTAATCTACAATTTGCAGGTCAGTCCGGTGCTATTGAAGGTCAAACTTATGGTAATAATTTTGCTGTATTCCCTGATGCGGAAACAGGAATAGCAGCATTAAAAAATGATTTAACAGCTAAAGTAAATAGAAGTAATAGAGTAGAAGATATTATTGGTCAGTATGCTCCTAAAGAAGACAACCCACAATCCTTTAATAACTACTTATCTTTTGTAAAAGAAAGAGTAGGGGAAACTGTTGAACCAAATGAATTAGACGAATTAACTCGTTCTGTTATTCAGTTCGAAAATAAACCCAACATTGCAAATCAGTATTTAGCTATGGCAGCTAATGGTGGAATGATTGATAATCAATTAAAAAGTTTGCAAAACGGTTTACAAAACATGTACAATGGTATACCTTCTGTCAAAAGAAGATGAGAATATTTATTACGCATTTAAGAAATATAATAAGATCATACTTATATAGAGCAACAAAAAGAAAGGAAAAAGATCCTCATGAAGTACATTGGGGAATAGGTGGAAAATGAACACAATAAAAATTACTGATGAACTGAAGGCTCGGATTCGTGACCATGAAGGTTGTAGGGATGAAGTTTATTTAGATTCTCTAGGCAAAGCCACGATTGCCATAGGACATTTGGTACAACCACATGAAAGAGACCGATATAAACCTGGTGTTAAAATATCAGCAGATGAGATAGAAGACTTATTTTTAATAGATTTAAATAGAGCTTGTGCAGGAGCTGAAGAATTAATAGGGCAACTGTATAAAAATGATAGAAGATTACCTCAAACAATTGAACACGTGATCGTGGAAATGGTTTTTCAATTGGGGAAAACAGGCGTTTCAAAGTTTCGTAAGATGTGGAAAGCATTATCAGATGGTGATCGAAAACAAGCATCACTGGAAATGAAGGACTCCAGGTGGCATTCGCAAACTCCTGTGAGATGCGAAGCCTTAGCTGAAATCGTTGCAAACGCTTAGAGCGTTCTTCTAATAAAATTCGGGAAGCGGCCTTCTTGCTTAAATGTCATGTAGGCTGCATACCAATCGTTTTTATATTCTGCTTGGCAGAAATTTTTAATTGATTCATCTTTATCTTCTTTGGTTTTAAAGAAGTTTAGAAAGTGATTCATTGATCTTTTAGTTAAGTTAAACATTATTATCTCCTTGTTATTTCGTGGAGAATATAGTGTTATTTTTTCTTTTTAGTTGTGTTTTTTTGAGAACTCTGATGTTCTTCTATGGCGTGAAAGACTTCTACCTTGGACCAATGAGCCATCGCAGCTTTATGAATATCTTCTTGAAATACTTTTAACTGACCCATATCCAATTCAATAGGTCTGCCTAAATTGTCTTGTGCTTCTTTAACTTCTTCTCTTGTTAAGCTTAGATATAATTTTCCGTCTTGATATACAATTCTACTCATTTGATTTCCCCCCAGTTATCTCCAATCTCTGCATCACATTTGACCGGAACGTGTAGTTCAACAGCAGATTCCATTATCTCTTTAATCTCTTTTACCTGGGTCTCATTGGCTACGGAGACGTTGAGTTCGTCATGTATTTGAATCATAGGAATAACCCCTACATCCTTCCACAGATTCACCATGGCTTTTTTGGTTTGATCTGCTGCTGAACCTTGTATTAACCTATTCAATGCACGATAGGTACCTGCTCTTTTTATTTCATTCCAGCCCCAAGTCTTGAGGGCATTCTCCTTAGACATCATTCTTTTGTCGTGAAAGTCTTTGCTTTCATATAATTCAAAACGACAACGTCTTCCAAAAAGAGTAGTGATATATCCGTTCTGTTCGGTATATCTTGTAGCTTTAATAATAATATTGTTTAAGAAATGAACATTGTCATTGTATTTATCTTTCAATGCTCTGGCTTGTTCGGGGCTGATATCCAATGAAGCTGCGAGTTTAGCAATACCCATTCCATACATCAAACCGAGTCCGATTGTTTTGGCTTCTTTCCTTGAAATTCCTGCCATATCAGCAGTTACTTGATGAAAGTCCTTTCCCTCATGGAAGAACTTAATTAGGGTCTCAGCGCCCTCTAAACCGTGTTTTTTGGCATAATGTACAAGTAATCTAGGCTCTTGCTGAGAATAATCTAGAGATGCCCATTTATGTCCTTCTTCAGGTAAGAATAAGGATCTAATCTTAGGACCAATCGCTTCATTTCTTGCAGGCACCTGTTGTAGGTTGGGATTGTTCATGGACAACCGCCCACTAACCGTGCCCCCATATTCTCCTTTGAGTTGATTAATCTCTGCATGAATACGACCATCGACTTGATGTTTGAGAATGGAATCAATGAAGGTGGTGTGGGCTTTATTATATTCCCTGGCTACCGATAAAGATTGAATCAAAGGATTTTTACTTTCCCTCATTGCTTCATTACTAATCTTGGCTTGTTTATTTTTCTCAGTGTATTCGTACTTCTCTCCTAGTTGATCAAATACTTTTTGAAGGGAAGCTGCTGTGTAGATATCAGAGTCATCAATTTTAATTCCTGTTTCTTTTTTAATGTTTGTGTAAATCTTTTCTTCTTCTGCTTTGAAAAACTTCTTGGTCTTTTCTGCTTTGTCTAAATCAACACGCACACCTTTCCAACGCATCTCAATTAAGAGTCGAAGTAAATCTGTTTCTAAATTAAAGACATCCGTCAATCCTTGCTTTTGTATCTCTACCCGTAAGAACTCCCAAAGTTTTAACGTCAACCGAGTATCTTGTTCTGCATAAATACCTGCGTACTCCACAGGAACCATATGCATATTTTCAATCGCTTTGAATCCATGCTCTTTACCAAAGTCTACTAAAATGTTTCCTTGTTTTCTCTCATTCAAATAGTCTTTGGCTAAACTATCCAGGCTATAACTAAATCTATTTTCATCGACTAACGGAGCTGCAATTAATGTGTCATAAATTTTGGATACATTACACTCTACACCCCAACGTCGAAGCCAACCAATATCATAAGAGGCGTTATGACAAATCACAATTGGATCATGTTTAAATAATTTACGAAGCCAATTCTTTACTTCTTCTTCTGGAAAATTTCCCCCTCGTGCATGACGCACAGGAAAGTATCCATCAAACCCTTCAATCGAAATAGCAACACCGACCACATATCCTTTGCCCGTGGCCCACCCGCCACCAAGATTTTTAATCTCTGGATCATAGGTTTCTAAATCAATAGCAACTTGTTTGATTTGTGTTTCATCAGGGAAACTAGGTCGTACCCATTCAGGTTTGTTTTCTTTTTTTAACAAATCCATTTGTTGTTCAAATATCATCTTAGTATCTCCTCAAATTCATATTGTGAAGTTGATGGAATAATGAATAAGTTTTCTTTTGCTCTGGTCATTCCCACATAAAAGACTCTTCTTTCATCGTCTCTATTTACAGCCATGTCATCAACTATTCTTTTGGAGATGTCAGTAAACAAAACAACGTTCTGACTTTCCCCTCCCTTTGCACCATGAATGGTAGATAATCTTAAATTAGATTTTTTACCCAGGTCATAGCCCCTTCTTATTATTTGTCTCATGTAGACAAGTTCTTGATCACCGATACCGTTGAGAGCAATATCCCAAGGAGTTTGAATGTTTACATTCAGTCCCCATTCTTGAGATAGTTCTTGATAAGAATATTTCTTTTCCTCATCAGCACCTTTCATCTTCTTGAATCCACGAGCAATGCCATACTCACCAGACTTGATGTATTGATACATCACCTTAACGTCCGGTAGAGAAACTTCTGTGTTATTTTGAAGAGCCTTCCAAGTATTAAAAGCAGTGAGCACTTCATCTTTGATTGATAATTTATTATTCTTCTCAAATAAATATCCTTTGCTTCTTAAATCATTAGCAATCTCATTTAAATAATAATTAGTTCGACATAAAACTAACCATTCATTTTCTCTAAAACTTAATCTTTCGTAATTAATATTAGATACTGTACCTAAAGCTTCTCTTGAATTCCATTCTTTTGGTATTCTATTTTTTACTTTACCAATTAATTGATTAGCTCTGGTAAAAACATTTTTAGGTATTCGATACGATTGATTTAAAACTCTTTCATGACACTGAAGATTAATCAGTTTAGAAACATCTGCACCACTCCAAGAATAAATGGCTTGATCATCATCTCCACCAAGATAAACCACTCTTGCTTGATCCATCATAACTTTTACCATGTCCCATTCCACAGGTTTTAAATCTTGTACTTCATCCACGATGAGAACTTCTAACTTCGGTGACATATTTTGTTTTTTAAATTCTAAGATTAAATCCGTATAATCAAACACACCTCTTGATTTTTTAAAGTGATAATAATCGTGAGCCACTCTTTGTAATCTTTCAAACCCACCTTGAATGTGGCCTGCTTTTTTATACTCTTCATGTAGTGTTGTATTCTTGACTCGATATAAATCAATCAAATGAAATCCATCGGGATCTCTAGTTCCTGTATTATTATTAGAACGCAGAGCAGGAGATAAGTCCACTCCATACTCTTGTCTAAATTCTTCAAAGTCTTGGTCTTGAATCATATCTGTATGAGTACAACCTAAGAATTGATAAGCACAAGAATGCAATGTTCTAAACCATTTGAATTCTTTTCGATCAATTTTAAACTTGTTGACCGCTCTAAAAACCGCTTCGTTAGCAGCTTTTTTCGTAAAAGAAAAGTATCCGATTCTATCGGGCTCTAGTTCCTGTTGTAAATTTTCCTCTACATATTTTAAAAGTGTAGTTGTTTTACCGGTACCTGGAGGTCCAATAATTTTATAAACGTGATCTAAAATGGTATCACCTCTTCTTCCTTCTTCTCCACGATCTCTTCTACTCTTTCAATCGAGTTGAACTTATCATTGTCCACGAACCAAACTAATTGACCCGGTTTGTTGTTAAGTTTTCTCTTGGTGCAATCTCCACCTAAACCACGAATGAATACAGCCACTTGGTTAGTCGTCAGAGCTGCGTGCTTTCTGTTTCTCATGTACTCTTGCAACTGATCAATACGAAAGAACACTTTGTTTTCCTCATCATCCACGAAACACTGACCATTGAGAATATCATCAATGTCCATAGCATTTGCTTGGTTAGAAATATATTTTGCTAAAACAATTTTGAATTGACCTTCAGGCGTCATCTCTTCATCTGTCTTAACTTCAATAGCTTTCGATACTAGATTAGTAACAAACATATCGTAATCATTTCTCGACATCATCGGAGGCATTGATTTAGTTTTGACTAAACATTTTTTTCTAAACTTATGTTGATCATATAATTCTTCAACAGTACACACAATTGTACTCTCTTGATTAATTGTAATATGATAAATAGCATCATCATTATTTCCATATTGAGTAACGTTGCCCACATCTGTAATGACACTGTTTTCACCAATACCAAATTTTCTTAAACGACATTTAGATTTATTACAGAAAGAACACATCGGTTGATCTTTACATTTGTATCCCCAATCTTTCTTATCTGCTTGTTTAATAACCTTTTCAATTTCTCTTGGTCGAAGTGCTTCTTCAAAATACTCATGATGAAATTTATGTACTTCATCTTCAAAAGACTCTCCATATTTCTTTTTTGCGTATACAGCAAATTGAAATAAGAAGTTGTCTCTACTACCTTTTTGTACCTTACCGTTTTCTGTTAGGTAGGCTTCGATGCAATAAGGTGCATCTGCAAACTCTGATTTTTGTTTGTCTTTCTTTAAGGATAATTTTTTTAAATCATCCAGGGATAAAGATTTCTTTTCTACTTCTGCAATAAAATCTTCAAGACTTAAAATATTTCCTTCATCATTAAAAGCATATCGATCTGTATGCTCTAGTCCATTGTGATAAGGCATATTAAGAAAACTACCGACTTCCCAGTCAGCTTCATTTCCTTCTCGTAATAATTTTTCTTGTTTAGGAAACACCTCACAATGCCCAAGGCCCATGAAAGAAGCAAGTTCTTTTATCTTATGATGAACAATACTCGCATGCACATACTCTTTAAAAAATAAAAAGATGTGAGCACCACCACTTTTAGATTTAGTTACAACAAACGGCAGCTTTCGTTCTGCCAACTTGCGAGCTATCTCTACATGGTCGAGTGGATATTCATCGACATCAATACATCCCCATTTACATTTGTCTTCATCGTTAATAGGAAAGATGCCTAGACTAGGCCAAGATCCTTTTAAATGGTTTTCCCAAAGAGAGTCCTCAACCGGTAGCTTTCTAATGAAAGTCTGACCTTCTGTTTTGTTATCCTCTCGAAGACTCTCTTTAGGGGTGAACGTACCATAGGCACGCTCTAAACCAAAAAAGATCTCTTTGAATTGTGAGACCCTTTTATCCATTTAGAATGGAATGTCCCCAGATTGTTCTTGTGAACTTCCTTCCTCATCTTCATAGCCAGCAACGACTTTACCTTTTCGGATAGAGTCGTGAAACTCAGAAGCAAGATTGAAGATATTCTCATCATTAAGAAATTCTCCCTTCTCAATTTTCCAGCCATACCAAGAACCTTTGTCGTTCTTATCTTTGAAAGAACTGACGTTATAGATTCTGTACCAAGAAGGTGCTAAGAAAAGCTTTTTAGTTTTAGGGTTTTGAATGAACTCATTCTTTAAACTATAAGCCCAACTTCTAGCAACCTTTAGTCCTGAAACTTTCATGGAAAGAATAGCAGGTTGAGGTGCTCCTTCGCCTATAACTAGGACAAAGAAGTTAGCTGTTTCTTCTAAATAGTTTCCGCTTGGAAGACGAAACTTTCCGTCATCTCCACGTACTGCATCTCTTGGTCTATTGTGTGGAAGATATTCATTGACAGGAGCGTTGCCACTTCCTGTACCTCTTTCTTTCCACTCATACCACTTTTTCTCATAGCCACAGACTACAATCTCAACACCATCAGATCCGTAGACTGAGTTGCTTGCATTGTTATAGATCAATCCAGGCTTTGCACCTTTGACCTCTTCTAATTCTTTATCAGAATTATTCTGTAAGACTTTAAGTCTCGCTGTAGGTAAGTCGTCTTGTGTGACGGCTTCTAGACCTGTGCCAGCAAACTTCTCGAGATCCTCGAAGTTCATTGCTGGTAGTTTATCTGTCTTTGTGGTGACAGCACCGTTTGCTTTTTCATTTGTCATTTGTTTATTTTTCCTTTGTTATTTGTTTCGTTCGATCTTCACTTTTTTATAAGTGAACACTCCAAATTTTTCTTGATCAACAGATGTCATCGAACCTTTAGCAACCTGTTCCTCTACTAATTTGGAAAGTGTATTCCAAGGCACTGCCTTTTTATTGCTCGGGTACAATCCTTTGTCTTGTAACTCGTTCATTAAATTAGCAGCATCGGAATCTTGTCCACGACCAAAGGTCAACTTTACTTCGTTCTTAATCACATCATCAAGACCAAGTTCTTTTAGTCTAGAAAAACAATAGTCTTCGTTTTCCATGGTGATGTTTGCACGGAGTTGATCCTTGACGGAAACTTTTGAGCCATCAGTTAGAGTTAAAGATTTAACGCCAGCACCTTCAATCATTGAAGGGATGACTTCGTTTTCTAACTGAAACTCTCTGTCTTTGAGTTGTTTAATCTCTGCTTCTTTATCAGAGATTGTTTTACGAACATTATCTAATTCATTACAAGCTTCTCCTAAATCAGAAACTTGTGAACTATCTAAAGTATTAAGTTTAGACTGCTCGTAGGCTTTTTCTAATAGACCCATTTTATTCTCCTTATTTTAATTCTATATTTATAGGAATATATATAGCACTTTCCCTATCCCATTTCAAGACCTTAAAATTATTATTTGTAATTTTTGCAGCTACGGCGCAAACAATCCCAATTAATACGGGATCTCCCATCAATAACAAATAATCATTAGGGGTAAAATCTTTTAGTTTTTTTTCAATTGAAAATACAAATCGTGAGGAGTTGACCTGGATTTGTTTTGGATTTTCAAACATGATAATAGGCATTCCAAATCTTTCACAATCGGAAATATCTCGATACCCACCATTAGGTAATTTAGTGTTAGTTGTTACGTATACTTTACTCATTTTCTATCGTTTCTTTTATTGCTAATCCTATCACAAATGGTATCTGAGGTACAACAGAATTGCCTAAACATTTAAGTCTGTCCACCCTTTTGGGTACCCCATGAGCCACTCGACCCACGTCGGGTTCAATGTCCCACCAGCGACCGCATTGAGAGGCTTGGTGTTTCTGTTCTGTTGTGAAGGACCTCCGTTGTTCTTCGAGTCTTGAACTGTTGGCGTCGGTAACATATTTTGCCCTCTCTTGCGAATGCCCTCTGCTATTTGAACTTCCTCTTGAAGAATTTTCCCACCCTTCCCGTTCGGTCTGCTCCCAGGATTTGATGCTCTCGGAGTCGGCCAAACCATTCTGTGTTCCACTTCGCTCGCCAGTCCCCTCGAATGTCTCTTCTCTTTGTTCGGACTGTTGTCCACGTAAAAGCTGTCGTTGCATCTCGTCGGAGTCGGCCACATCTCTATCGATTGTTTCACTGCCGTCGGTAAGTCCCTCTCCAGTCCTTTGTAACTTCGACCTGAACTCCCCTTCCAATCCCTCGATTGTGCTGTCGGCCATAGTCTCGGCTCTCTCACTTGATCGTGCAATCTGATTTGTATCGGTTGACCACTCGGACGTTTCAAATGACCAGAGTCCAGCGCCCTTTGAATTCCTGGGAGATTGCTTCCCCCCGCTACTGCGTCCGGAGTTCGCCACAATCCAGACTCTTTCTCTTTTGTGGTTGGCACCGACGCTAGAAGCTGAAATACTAAACGTCCTTGCGGAGTAACCTTCACTCTCCAAGTTCTCGAGTACGGAGTCGAGACCGAGTTTAATGTGTCCACCAACGTTTTCTCCAATGACCCAAGTAGGTCGGAGTTCTTTGATAAGTCTAAACATTTCTGGCCAGACGTGTCTCGGATCTTGCTCACCTTTTTTGCGACCTGCGACGGAGAAAGGTTGGCAAGGGTATCCTCCTGTGATGATGTCGACTTGATTAATTCCGTCTGCTCTAAGTTTGTCATAATTTAATTCCTTTACATCCCCATAGACTGGTACACCAGGAAAATTTTTATTTAAGACTTGCTGACAGTATTTATCAAAGTCGCAAAACGCAACTGTTTCAACTAAGCCAGCAGATTCTAGTCCTAAACTAAATCCACCAATGCCACTAAATAAATCTAAGTGTTTTAACATTCTATAATTATTTCTATAATAGATAAAATATTTAAGATAGGATTGCAAGTATGAAATTTATACTGATACTTTTTGTTTGTATTAACGATCCTTTTGCACCGATTGAAAGCACTTGCGTGATGCAACCCTTAAAGATGGTTTTTGATTCTATGGAAGAATGTCGACTCGGGGCACAATATATTTATAAAGATATAAAAGACCCGAATGTTCATATGACTTCTTTTTGTGCACAAAAGAACTTGACATCGATATAGATAATATTATATAAAGAACATAGAAAGTTTTTATTATGTTAAGAGTACCGACACAGCCGTTTACAGAGAATCAATTACAATACTATAGTTACATTAATTATAACTTTGTAAATGATTACTTAATAGGTGAAGATAATTTATTAGAAAGTATCGACGCTGACTTGCCCACGGCTCACGAACTATTAGAACAAAGAAAAACTTATAACGAAACAGCGAAAAGGATTGATCAAGAAATTAAAAAGATGAAAAGAAAATTTGGCAAAGTAACAACCAATGAAAAATTTGTTCTTACTTTGAATGAAGTAAACGACCGATATTATTTGATTGACGCTGACGGTTCTATTATTGAATGGGATCGAGATACATACGAACATTTTAAAGATAAGAAAGGATTTAATTATGTATCCTAATTTTAAAACACAACCCTTTAATCATCAGCTGCAAGCATTAGGTTGTAGTTGGGACAAAACTAATTTTGCTTACTTCATGGAAATGGGGACAGGTAAATCCAAAGTCTTGATTGATAATATTGCGATGCTCTATGACCAAGGACAAATTAATGCTGCTGTTGTGATTGCACCCAAAGGTGTGTATCGAAACTGGGAACGATTAGAAATTCCTAATCATTTACCAGAGCACATTACTACTAGGATTACGACCTGGGTAGCACCGAGTTCTCGTAATAAAGAAGACCAAAAGAATATTGATAAGCTATCAGAAACTTTTGACGGCTTAGATATTTTCTTAATGAACGTCGAGGCTCTATCCAGTAAACCCGCTGCTGAATTCCTGGCCAGATATTTAAACTCAACCAATAGTTTATTGGCAGTAGATGAAAGCACCACAATCAAAACACAAAGTGCAGGACGTACAAAAAATATTGTGAAGGTTGCGAGACTAGCAAAGTACCGAAGAATTTTGACAGGATCACCAGTCACTAAAAATCCTATGGATTTATATTCGCAGTGTGCTTTCTTAGACGAAGACCTTTTAGGTTTTAGTTCTTACTATGCTTACAAAGCGAGATATGCAATCGAAGTTAAAAGACATACATCGACTCATGCGTTTCCTCACATTGTTGGTTTTAGAAATTTAGATGAACTATCCAGGAAGCTAGCGTTCTTTTCTTTTCGAGTATTGAAAGAGGATTGTTTAGATTTGCCAGCGAAAATTTATTCACCCAGGTACATTGAACTTAGTAAAGAACAAGAGAAAGCCTATAATGATTTGGCCACGTTTGCGATTACGCAGCTCGAAGGGGAAACACTCACGGTTAATAATACCATGACCATGTTGCTTCGATTACATCAAATTACTTGTGGCTACCTGCCCACGGACAACGAACGAGATCAACCCATACCGTTGAAGAATAGTCGTATGGACGAACTGCTCAATGTCTTAGAAGAGGTAGAAGGAAAAGTTATTATTTGGGCAAACTATCGATATTCAATTTTTGATATTGAAAAGAACTTAAAGAAAAAGTTTGGTGATGATTCTGTTGCGACTTACTTTGGAGATACCAAGGACCAAGACCGACAGGAAATCGTCAGAAAATTCCAGGATCCAGAAGATCCTGTGAGATTTTTCGTAGCTAACCAACAAACAGGTGGCTATGGATTAACACTAACAGCTGCTCATACGGTTGTTTATTTTTCTAATAATTATGATTTAGAAAAAAGAATACAATCAGAAGACCGAGCACATAGAATAGGTCAAAAGAATAATGTGACCTATATAGATATAATTTGTGAGAACACAGTTGATGAAAATATTGTAGCGAGCCTACGAAATAAAATTGACCTGGCTTCACAATCATTAGGAGAAACACTAAAAGAATGGCTAATAGAAAGCAAAAAGAAAAAGACAAAGTAAGTTATTACTTTGCTTATGGTTCAAATATGAATCATGAACATATGAAAATGAGATGTCCTAAATCTCAGTATATTGAACCCTATACTTTAGAAGGACATGAGTTAGTCTTTAGAGGAGTTGCTGATGTGCAACCTTCCAAAGATAAATCTGTAACGGGAGCGTTATTTAAAATAACACCCGATTGTGAAAGAGCATTGGATATTTATGAAGGTTATCCAAACCTTTACACCAAGAAATATCATTGGCAGTTTAAAGATAATAAAGATATTAGAATTATGTTTTACAGCATGGTGGATAAGCAAATAGTTTATCCTCCCTTCCAGGGATACTTAAATACAATCATTGGTGGTTATCAAGATTGTGGATTATCCACAGATCCTTTAAAAGAAGCTGTAAATTTTTCTGTGCAAAGACTTGACTAAACTACATATTAATATATATTTATATAATAGGAGAAAGAAATGACGGACACTAACAAGTATAAGTCAATTATCGTAAGAATAGAAACACACACGAAGCTAAAGAAGTTAGCAGGGAAAGATCGAAAGATCTCTGGTATTGTTTCTAGTTTAGTTGACAAAGAATTCGAAAAAAGAAAGGCAGTATGATGATAACACAACATATGCAAAAGAAAGAAAAGATGCTGAAGATTGCTGAAGCAGCTATTGAAAACAAAACTAAAATGGAACCAAACTTTACGACAACAGAAAGTTTGATTAACCAATGGTTAGCAGAAGTTTTTGATTACGCTTATCAATTAGGCGAAGCATCTGGTTTGATGATTGCTCAAAATATGATTAAGAGCACTAATACTCAAATCGATAACATCCTTAAAAAGGATCCTCAGTAATGAGGAGAGGGGATATTGGTAATAACAATATTTAAGGGCTAAGGCTCGGAAAGGTTGTATATTGCAAAATCTTAGATCTAGTGTCTCTTGCAAAAATCTAATCTAAGAATATCCCTTCTCCTGATTACTGATAGCGAGAATTAGTAATCATCTCTACCGTCTACCTCCCAAAGCTAGAAGGATGAGAACAATTTTAGCTCTCGCATGAACGGACTTGAGGGGTAAAGGAGTTAGGTCCCTTTGCCCCCAGGTCTTAAACAAAGGAGAAAGAAATGGAAGCAGCATTAAAAGATTTAAGTTTAGAAGAACTAAAAAATATTATTAAAATTGCCAAAAAAGAAGTGGAAAGAAGAAGTATCCGTATAGTTGACAAGGAATAAATTATTACTAAAGTTTAAATGTACTTAGGTACTTTTTTACATAAGAGTCTCCGCAAGGCTTAGGGGAAGGACTTCGGTTCTTCCCCTTTTTTTATGCCCTAATCAAAAATCTATAAACTATCGGCAGGTTTATAGATTTTGGGAATTAATTCCTATTGACATTTACTGTTTTATTTATCTAAAAAATCTATATAAATATATAGATAGCGGGAGGATTTCCCTGTTTCGATCTCCCGCTTAAAAAGGACAACGATATGTTGAACGAAATAAAAAATAAGATCGTTCTTTCTGTCCAACGACAGAGAATGTACGATCCGGTATTGAAGGATACAGTCGATAAGGTCTTAGTGACTTTTAGCGACGGGAATGTGAATGGGTATCTAGCGGACGAGTGGGATAACTTGATGATTCAAGTTGACTCCATGTTAGAAAAGGCTTTTTTGTTGGAGCCTAAAGCTGCTCAACCACAACTAGATTAATTTAGTCTAGTCCTAATCTTTCTTTTTTTTGCAAGCACAGTCTTCGCCACAGGAACAAATCCCTTGAATTTTAGATAATCTGTTGTGTAAAGAGGCAATATAAAGATTTCGAAGCTGACCTTGGTGGAGAGTTTTGTGATCTAATTCATAATTTTTCATTGTTTTATACCTTTTTATTGCGAGGGAAACTCTAGTATATCAAAGTTCGATAGAAAATTTCTACAGGAAAATTAAAATAAATTTCTTGACTTTTAAAGAGAAAATTCCCAACGCACTTTAGGAACTGCTGTTTGTACTTTGCCCCTTGCCCTGGATTGTCTTGTCCATTCGCCACCCGAACTGAGGTTAGATTGTGTCCAATTCGCAGCTTTATAGATTGTTCCTAAATGAACGGCAGTATCTTGATACGAGATTACTTTTTCTATCTCGGGAAACTTTTCTTTAATAGCTTTAATCATTTTTGATAAGACATACGTTGCTGTATTCTTAGGACAATGTTTGCTCAGAGCTAGCCGACGTAGCTCGAGTAATGTTTTATTACTTAACATCCGAGCCACCGGAGATGACCAGATGCCAACACCGACCACAGCTTCGTCGATTAAGAATAAAAAACAGATGTAATTTTTAGATCTCCATACATTACTAGGATGAAGTTGAGGTAATCGAGAGTGCCAGATCTCGTTTAATTTACAAGCGACAGCTGCGGAAGTTTCTTGAATTTCGATATTCACAAGATGATTTTTTTGTCAACGATCCACTGCCCAGGGATCACGGTCACCCGACCAACGTCTTTATCAATTTGATCGGAACCCAAATCACCCGCCAAAATGATATATTCTTTCGTTTCTTTAAGAACATAACCCACCGAACGGACTTCGGGCGGTTTGATTTTGAGTGCGTCTTCAAGATCTAACCAACCCGATTCCATTTCATAAGCGTCTAACCACCTAATCTCATAGAGTTTTGACCTGGGATCAATTTCAGACTGTCCGCTATCTCGTTGCTTCGATCGTTTTTTATAACTGCGAACCATGCTTCCCGACCTTGAAGTATATTGTATCTATCAATTCCAAACTTAGCGAATCCTTTGGATGCTCCTTGTTTAACTGACTCCCAATCTACATCATCACCGACCATGATTCCACCGTCTTTTATCTTCGGCCACCAATTCTCGACATCATCTTGAACGGCCTCCATGGTATGCGCCCCGTCTACGATAACCCCAAAAACACTGTTATCGTTAAAAGAATCAAGAATATTTTGGTTATCTGATCTGTTGACATTGACTATTACCCTTTCTTGATCAATATAATCGCTTAAATTCCTCATAAAATCGTCGTACATGGAGTTTAAGTTCACAGTGGAGTGTTCCATACCCGAACCCTCAAAAGTATCGATCACATGCACCTTAACTCTGTGTTTTCCCGCATAGTCTAAAGAGTCCATAAGGAATCTCGTTGATCTCCCTGCAAAACATCCTATTTCGACGATATCATCACCGTCTTCACAGTATTTTACCAAGTTCATATAGGCGTCGTGCATATTAAACCACCCAGGTATATCTAAATATTTATACATTATCTTTTCCTTTCGACATTTCCATAGCTGCTTCGAGCATCACGGCTTGCATATTCGTAAAATAATTTTTACCTAATAATTTATCGGCTAACCTTCTTGCTCTTCTTCTTTTGTCTTCTTCGTAGTGATAACGAACGGAGGCTCGTTTATCCGTGTATTCATAGACAGGTTTTATATTCTTTTTTGTTCCCATACTATTCCCTCCTGTGGATGTGTCTCGACTCCTGGAATCCAATGAGGAACTCTTACCCAAGCGTGTTGACTAATTAATTTAACGGCTATGTGGTCGTAGGTATATTTTATATCTGCGTTTTTAATCCCGCCATCAAGTTCTTCTCTTTTAAGATTCATAGCTGCTCCTTTCACATGACGCATTGAATACATCTAAATCCATAAAGTCTTGATTGAGTTGTTCAACTTTCTGTTCGCACATCTGTTGACTTTTCATTTGTTCTTCCACCAAAAGACATTGTGTTTCTCCGTCATTCGGTAAACAAAAATGCAATAAGAGAATGATTGTTTCCACTACTCCTCCATTTCTTTCTTCATTACTTCTCGAGAGATATACTTTAGCCCTGGAAGAACGGTGCCTTCATGTTCCACACCCATTCTTTCCACGATATCCACTAAAACATGAATCGTTAAAGGATACGGTAATCTCGCCACGAACGAATTATCTTTAATGACTTTTCGTTCTTTCGGTTTCTTAAATTCTAGAACTTTCTCCATTTTGTTCCTTTCTTATTTGGGATTAAACAATTCGTCATACGTAAACGCTTTCGATTCTTCCTCGGTTGAGAAGAAGATATCGACGTAATGGTGTTTATTGTCTTGGATGTATGCTTGCATTAATGGGAGTATTTGTTCTTTATCCCCGACAAATGTTTGACTATACATCTTGCCATTACGTTCTTTGACCTTAATTGTTATGTCCATTTCTATATAGGATAATATAGATATTAATTGCCCGTGGTCAAGGGCTAATGTTATCGAAAGGAGGAAAAGTATTGGACAGGAAAGAATGACTGCCCACGGCCCAAGGACCACGGAAGAATAGAATACCTCTATAAAGAGGAATTTCTACAAAAAATAAAAAAAAATTTTAAAAATCTACAAATATGACTCTTTCATTCTTCAGCAAGCTATTATTCAAGTATATCAATAATAATAGCAAAGAATATCATTCTTCTAGTCATTCTTCAGAAGAATAACATACTCTTCTGAGGGGGCTCGCAAATCTGAACTGAATTTATATTTTTGTTGATTTTGTTAGATTTCTTCTTATAAGAGAATTATGAAGTTTAGAAAACCAGGGGACGATATCGTGTTGACTAAAGAGTTAACCGAGATGAGAGATGAACTGACAGCAAAGCAAATAGCTTTCGCTGAAAACTTAGTTGCTCAAGAAAATAGAAAGACTGCAACCGAATGTGCGGTTATGGCGGGATACTCAGAGCATACAGCAAGACAGATTGCTTCTCGTTTACAGAGTCCAAAAGAGTTCCCTAAAGTTCATGCTTATATTCGAGCCTTACAGGAAGACCTTTGGAATAAATATAAAATATCCCCCGCTACACATATGAGAAGACTACACGAACTTGGTCTTCGTGCTGAGAATCCCACCTCAAAAGACATCAATGAATTTGATATGAAACCCGATCTCAAAACAGCTTTAGCTGCTGAGATTAGTAGAGGTAAAGCTGCAGGATATTATGAGAAAAAAGAGAAACAAACAGGTAAAGGAATTGATAACTTAACTCTCGAAGAAGTGGATAAGATGTTGCAAGATCTAAGAAAAACTTCTATCATTGACCAGACCCCTACGGATTTGGAGGAAAATGAATCCGAGACAATACAAGGCAACGATCAGCGAGAACAAAGCGATCAACAAATTTCTTGAAGAAGGTTATTACGTTTTTAAAAACTGTTGCGAACAAGGCCCTATCGATATCATTGTTGTTAACCCACAAAACGGCAGGGCTCATTTTCTTGATGTTAAAACCTCTCAAGGAACGAGGAAAGTAAATGGTAAATCGGCAGGGGGAGGGGGTACAAAACTCAACCCGTACCAAAAAGAACTTGGTGTCAGACTCTGCCTTGTCGAAGGAGATGAAGTACGCATTGTTGAAAAAAAAGAAACAGTCGTTGAACGACAGAAAAATAAAAAAACACCATCCTGGGCTAAAGCGAGGAAGGGAATCCACTTTTTGGAAGAATGTTAAATCCATAACTCCGAATATTTATTGGACAAGAATTGAAACTTACGGAACACCTGGAATACCTGATTTACTAGGAGTTTATATAGATAAATCCTTAAAGAAGAATATTTCTTTTTGGTGTGAATTGAAATTAACAAAATTTAACAAACTTGATTTGTCACCTTTTCAAATTGCGTGGAATATTAAGCGTTATTCTCTTTGCCAAGATAATTTTATTATGGCCAAGGGGGTGGAAGAGAGGAAGATTTTCTTTTGGCCAGGAGCCGTGGCCCGTGAGCTTGTCATCAACTACAAGGACGTTGAACCTTTGTTCACGGTCGACCAACCATGGACGCATGTGCTTGAGCCCGCTATCGGGCGTGTGCTTGTGCATGTCCCTTAGAATTTTGGGAGATAATATTTGCCCTGGGACTCCAGCTCTTGGTAATATTTTATTACTTTCCAGATGGCAGCTTGCTCCGCAGCTGAATCGCTACGGAGCATTTTTTTTCTGAGTCGGGCGATCTCTTGACCGGTGGTCGTGAGCCTATGATCGTTATTCATCTGCCTTCATCTTCTTGTGCATGTAATCGTTCCACCTGGATTCATCGAAGTTCGGTGCGTGTCGCTGAGCAAAACTTT